ATGGTTGATAAGACTAAGCTAGATGAAATGGATAGATTGATGTTTGATCCTACTATAGGTAGGTTCAAAGGTCTTATCTATGGTGATCCTGGCGCGGGTAAGACTACACTAGGTGCTTCTATTGGTGATAGTCCTCTCTTTATTGTAGCTGATCCTGCTGGCTATGAATCTCTATATAACCACCCTGAACTAGGTCTTGGTACTAGAATCAAAACTATGAAGTATGCAGGTATCAGCCAACTGGAATTTCTGGCAGATGTGTTTACTGATGGTGGCACAAGTTTCGATCAGTTCGATACTGTGCAACTAGATACTATGTCTAACATTGCTTCTCTTGACCGTGATGTAGTAACTAAGGTTAAGATGAAGAAGAAGGGCAATGATTTCCAGTGGGAAGATCAACAGTGGCCCATCTATAATGAGAATACTTTGCGAGTTACTACAGCATTGCTTAAGTTAATGCTAGCTCCTGTGAATGTGGTGATGACTGCGCATTCTATGGAGAAGGAAATCAATGGGCGACAGGTGACTCGTCCTAAGTTCTCACCTGAGATTTTTGCAGCTATTAGCGGACAGTGTAGTATGATTGCTTACTGTACCGCAAATGAGTCGGGTGTTGACACTGATGGTAGTGTTAAGTACGCACGACGAATTCAATACCACCCTACTAAATCCATAGTCGCCAAAACCCGTATTGGAGGGCTGCCTACTTACGAGGATTTACCGTATAATAATGGCAATACACTAAATGGCAGTAGGCTTCGACAGATTGTAGCCTCCTGGCAAACTAAGGGAGGGCAGCTTCTCTCCCATGAAATTGCTGAAGAACTAAGGCCAGACGACGAATCAGTAAATCCTCCACAACTTTCTGGAAATTCAGCAGACTCTGCACTGCAAGATTTTAGCATCTAGGAGAACTCATGTCTTTGTTTGGTGAACTCGATATTGCGAGTGCTAACGAGAATCCTTTCTTTAAGCCGGATGGTACTTATCACTGTGAACTAGTCAGTGCTGAAGTCAAGACTTCTAAGGCTGGCAACAAGGGCTTTGCTCTGGACTACATCATTAAGAGTGGTCCGAAGGAAGGCAAGAGGATTCAGGAATGGAAGCCCATTCCGCATGTGTGGCAACTTAAGGGCTTTGAGTCTGAGCAAGCCATGAACATTGGTGGTCCGTCAGATGATCACATCAACCAAGACAACAAGATTAAGGAAAATGCCGAGCGTAGTATGGCATTCCTTAAGCAGCGCTTGAAGGACTTCGGTATTCCTGTAGAGGAAATGAACAAGATCGACAAGGATTACTTGTTGAATAAGGTTCCTGATCTGGACATTACCATCAAGAACGTTGGCGACAGGGAGAATGTCACTGGCGTTAAGATTCACGAGGGAGACAGTAGCGGAGACCCCTTCGCGTACTAAACTTCACTACCTTTTTAGACGCATCGTGCCGTGCGGGGAAGCTAATTAGGTAGTGATGAGGATGAGCCACTTGCTAGTTCGGGTTAATGATTCGGCTAGTATTGACTGGACTCCTGGAGACTATATATCCAGCGACTACCCTATATAGTCTCTAAATGTGGGTGTTCTACTTAAAGTAGATTAATGAGTACTTCAGAACTAACAGCCCACAGTGAGCCCTAGTACTCCAATGGCAGAGAGAAACGACTTAAACTCGTTACAGTGTCAGTTCGACTCTGACCTAGGGCACGCTTGCTAGTTGCGAATCGGAGAAACTAGATGGATGGTATAGCTCAGCAGGTAGAGCCTTAAGATGACTGACGAGTTGAGTCTTAAGAGATGTAGGTTCGAGTCCTACTGCCATACTAGCTATTAAGTACCGTTATTGCCTAGCGCTGGCCGTCTTAATAGTGAAAGGGAGAGAGTGCCCCCCAGCCCTTTCTCCCGATCTGGGATAGTGTAGAGGTAGCACATTACTCTTTGGAAGTAATAGCCTAGGTTCGATCCCTAGTCCCAGAGCATGCCTAAAAAAGGAGATATCTCTGAGTATCGTATTTGGTCTCAGATGATTCAAAGATGCAACAATCCAAACAATAAAAGATACAAAAATTATGGAGCGAGAGGAATTAATGTATGCCCCGAATGGTTAGTATTTAAAAATTTCTTAAAAGATATGGGTAAAAGGCCAGAAGGTCTTACTTTAGATCGAATTAATAATGACGGCAATTATGAACCCTCTAATTGTAAATGGTCTACGTATAAAGAACAAAATAATAATAAACAAGATAAAAGCCCCTCTATTATTACTATTTCTTTAATGAGATTACGACACACTGAAGGACACTCACTGCGTGCTGTTGGTAGAATGTTTGATATGGATTACAAAACAGTTAAAAGGTATATTAGTTAATGTGGGGTTATGGTAGTTATTATGGGTTCGATTCCCATGACCTCAGCGATACGGTGAAAATAAGTAGCCGTATTTAGATAGGCTGGGCGGGCCTATCGGGTAGTGGTACGGTTCCCTGTAGCTAGACTTTCCCCACTGCAAAAGGCAGACTGGCTACAGGGAACCCACTCTTAATAGTGAAGAGGTTAAAATGCCGAAAGTTCTATGGTGGGCCTTAGGTATCTTAGCTACAATTGCTCTCGTCATCTACATTCTAAACAACGTTAATATTAGCACTGGAGGTTAAATGACTAAGTACGTTACAGATGAAGATCTTGAAAACCGTTTTGGCTATCACAAGGCTAGTGAGGGGACTATTCCTAAACATCAAAAGATTCGTCAGTCTTACTTAGATCTTGCGCTATTCCTCAATGAGCTACTGCCAGAAGGTCGTGAAAAGAGTTTAGCTTTTACGGCGCTACAGGAAGCTGCCATGTGGTCTAATGCTTCTGTAGCCTGTAATCTAGCCCCTCTTGACTTAAATGGCTGAAACAGATATCGACCCGCCAACAGCCAACGATCTTGAAAATGAATTAACTGATCTAATCAATAAGCACAGCTTGAATCCTACTCATACACCTTCACGTTTCATTGCCCGATATCTTATTAGACAAATTGATAACTATCGTGAAATGGAGCAGGAGGTACAAGATGACTACGTTCGTCAGCAGAGCCGAATGGGGAGCTAGGCCACGAAAAGCTGGAACTACACAGATTAATCCCACTGAAGGTGTAACCGTTCATTATGAAGGTGATGGATGGGTTTGGCCCTGGGATCATTCTACTTGCGATGACAAAGTAAGAGCAATGCAGGCTTATCACATGGACGTTCGTGGTTGGTCCGACATTGCATACAATTATCTTGGTTGTCCTCATAATTACTGCTATGAGGGTAGAGGATACGATCGCCGTTCTTCTGCTAACGGAAATGACTACGCTAACTCTGTCTCATTTGCTGTCCAGGCAATGTGGGGAGATAGAGCAGGAGCTAAGGTTCCTGATAATTTGAAGCGTGCCGTTAGGTTCGGGATCGATCTTCTCCGCTCTAAAGGTCATGCCAGTAGTAAGCTTCACGGTCACCGGGATTGGAAGTCTACTAGTTGTCCCGGTGATGAACTTTATGAATGGGTTAAGCAAGGATGCCCGCTACCATATGTTGCACCACCTACTACTACCCCAACAACGCCGGAGGAATGTGTGTTTACGCTAGATGATCTAGCCGCAGTTATTGATACCAAGCTTCAGAAGTATACAGTCGCAGACAATAACCATGATGGTCAGGTTATTGCTTGGCACGTTACCGCACAAGCTTATGCAACTAAGCGCTTTGCTGAAGGTGCTGATTTTGAAACTGTGAAGAATGAGGTATGGTCTAAGATTAGTCCACTGTGGTCTTGACATAAGTGGTAGTATTATAAGGGTACGAGTGTTCAACTATTGGCGCTCGTACCCTTACTTTGTCCAGCCCTTAGAATAGGGGGTTTAAGACTTTGACTGATCAGGTAGTCAGCTTGCGACCTGATGCTGAACTATCAGAATTCTTTCAGTCTATTTGGGGTGACCATCAAGGGTACGCTTATGTTCCTGTAAAGGAAGCGTCTAGTGAGAAATGGCAAACTCACTTCTTTCAGTGGCCCTTGCAAAAGAAAGACATTATCAAGCATGTCTTAGAATTCACCCCTGTAGCTGAGGTTTATTATGGCCCAGCATTGTACATCCAACCTACACAACCTATTCCAGAAAATATTAAGGGCACTAGCGTACTATGGACTGAGTTCGACGGGAATGCTCCTAAGGGTGGTATATTAGGAGATAAGATTCCCCATCCCACTATGCGTGTTATGTCATCCAAGGATGGTCATGAGCATTTCTACTGGCACCTTGATTACTTCGAGACTAGCCGTGAAACCATCGAGACTATTAATCGTTCAATCGCCTACACATTGCAAGCGGATTCTAGTGGCTGGGACAGCACGCAAATTCTACGTCCACCGTGTACAAAGAATCACAAACGAGGCAGGGTCGTCAGAGTATTATCAACTTCAGCTAGCCGCTATTCGCAAGACTTCTTTTCTTCTCTTAACGTTCCCAAGCAACTCACCAAAGAAGAGATTATATTAGCTGATGTACCTGAGATTATCTCTGTTATTGCAAAGTATAAGTGGGATACTGAAGAGTTCCTGTTCTTCCGTAAACAAGAAATGGAAACAGGAACTAGGTCATCCGCCTTAATGCGCTTGGCTTATGTCTGTGCAGAAATGAGATTGAGTGACGAAGAAGCTTATGCGGTCCTTCGTAACGCCGACGATCGCTGGGGTAAGTTTAAAGGTAGACGTGATCAAGACAAACGCCTACTCGATCTCGTTAATAGAGCTAGACACAAGTATCCAATTAATCCTGAGACTGAGGTCGATGGGCTTTCTGTTTTCAATTGGCAAGAACTCGAAGATTTAGAAGTTCATGTAGATTGGCTAATTGAAGGAATTCTTCAGCGACAGGGTATTATGCTGGTAGCAGGTAAGCAGGGTGTAGGTAAAACCCAGCTTACTATCCAGGCTCTAATACATATGGCATTAGGTAAACCATATCTAGGTTGGAAGATTGAACAGCCTAGGCGTGTAGCCTTGCTAAGTATGGAAATGAGTACAGCTGAAATCAAGGTATTCCAAGCAGAGATGAATAAGATCCTGTCGCCAGAAGATAAAACCCTGCTACAGGAAAACTTCTTTATCGTACCAATTGGACATAGCCTGCTGTTTGATTCCTCCGCAGACATGAAAAAGATTGAACAATTCATTGCAGAGTACCATCCTGAAGTAGTAGGTGTTGACTCTCTTTCTAAGACTACGACCGCCTCGCTTGAGGAAGCTGCATCTAAGAAGGTAATGGACTTTGCCGACCATCTTAGAATGACTTACGACTGTAGCGTTATTTTTATTCACCAT